AACAAAACAGATATTTACCAGGTCGTAACTCTTCGGAGTTGCGGCCTTTTTTTGTGTTTTATACCCTCCTTAGTGTCCACATTCTGTCCACACACCGTCAGGCTCAACCAACAATATGCGCATATTATGGTTGCATATAAGTAAATTATGAGCATACTGGTCATATAAAGAGTGATCAAAAGGAGGATCAAAATGAGAAAATTAAGCCCATTAGTGAAATCAAGAAGGGTCGCTGAAAAATTAAACAAGCGGGTCTATCTTAAGCCAGAAGAACAGCAAGCCGCATTTGATGCGATGCAGGACGTTTATATTCGTCTTAAAAACCGCATCACAATGGGCAGCCTAAGAGACACCAACACTGATTGGGATAAAATCCCAAATAGCTATTTGGATGTTGGCGAGGAGTTCCGCCCTATTTTTGAGGCCAACAAATATTGGACTGGAGACTTTGAGTGGATTTTAGAGTTGCAAGAAATGCACAGAAATATCGCATCAAAAAAACCTAGAACAGGGGCGCTGTCATGATGATCAATTTTACAGCCCAAGATGGCTACGATTTAGCGCACACGGTTTGCGGCGGGTTTGAAACAGACGCTGATGTCTTGAATGGCAAGCCTATGACAGATACGACAATCCACCCAGAACATTGGACGTTCATGTATTTCGACAACCGCCTAGAGGGGCTGATGGCTTACAAAGCCTTCGCGGAGATCGAACCGCTGACCACATATTTGCACGACGAACATTGCTGGAGCATAGAAGGTGATGACAAAGAGCATTGGGAGTGGGATTGGATCGTGGCGGTTCCGATCAATATGGAAACGGTCACCCAGCGTTATCGGGAGGCCGCATAATGGAAACCATCAAAGTAAATGATGTGGAGATCACCCTCGACAAAGAGGGTGACTTCAAAACCACGTTTGTGAAGCGACCAAACTATCCCGATCAGGAGCGAGGTATCATTTGGTACTTTGATCTGGCTGGCAAGCGCAAGCGAGTCTACTGCGATCCAACGCCCACCGCGTGGCACAAGCGCTGGATGAAACTGCGCGATGAACTTGCGGCTGGCATTCACAACGCAAACAAAGCAAACCTGGCAACGGTTGCGATGGACGCCTTACGGTATCGTGAGGGGTTTGTTGGCAAGCCGCAGGGCATCCGGCCTCAAAGCCATGAGAACGATGTGCGCCATTTGAAGCGCCACGTTTTGCCGGTGCTTGGCGACAAGCAGATCCATAAAGTAACGGTGGGCGACATCAACATGTTCATCGACAAGCTGATGCTGGATGGCAAAGCACCAAAGACCCAGCGCAGCATTATCCATTCGCTGAACATGGTCTACAAATATGCAATCGACAAAGGCATCGTATTCTCCAACCCATGCGCAAGGGAAAGCCGCCGCAACATCAAAGGCGGGATTGGGAGCCGGGACGGTTACACAGCCGACGAGGTTCGCCACATATTGGCTCTGGACATGCCAAGCTATAGCAAGGCGCTGTTCAGCTTCGCCGCCCTCACAGGCCTCGCAGCAAACGAGTTGCAGGGTTTGCTTTGGGATAGCTTGGACATAAAATCGGGGAGCGTCACTGTTCGCCGCACAGGTTATCGTGGGGCGCTGCAAGAGACCAAGACGGAGTTTCGGGTGCGCACAATACCACTGCCGCCTGGCCTTATCGCGCTGATGCGGGAATGGCACCTTCAATGCCCTTCACAGACATATGTTTTCCCATCCGCAACAAACGTCATGGCAGATCAAAAGCATTGGGCTGGGCTGCTGAAAACCATCTGCAAACACGCAAAGGTCGACTTCAAAGGCATCGGGGGTTTCCGCAAGTTCTATCACACGCAGATGGAGTTGGATGGCGTCCCGGCATCGATCCGAAAGTATCGGATGGGTCACTCAAAGAAGAGCAACATCGCCGAACAGCATTATACGGTCACTGATCTGAAGCTGGCTCAGAGTGCTGATGACATTCAGCGGATTGCGGGGCGGGTGCTTTCATAACGGTGGCATGCCGCCCATGATGGCACCATGAAAGGTCGTTGACCAATTCCCAGCCGTTGCGCTGATACTCTTCAACTTGCGCATGGATGACGTAACGAAGGGTTATTTTATCCGCCACACGCGCCATCCGCAAAATGGGTGCTTTTTAACTTTTGCTGCACCTTGCCCATAAAAATATCTGATTGAGCATTGCACCTGATATGCGCTCTTGCTCGTTGGGAACATTGCGGACTCGCCCACCTTCATTTTTTGAGCAAGCAGACCACTCCATGATATTTTTCTGCCATACCCTTCATATGTTATAGAGTCCTCAACCCAGACAAATCTTCCCATGACAATTCTCCCTTTGCCATTTTGTCATGCAGCCGCCACCGTTTATCAAAACAATCAAGACTGCATAAAAGCTCTTTTTTTCCATTGATGACCCACCCGTCATCCGTGTAAAAACATTGCACCCCGCACTGCACACAATTCGCGGCGCGTTGGTCACGTTTCCTCTTTGCCACCAGCCGTCGCCGATCTGCGCAAAAACTCCATGCCTTTTTCAAACATTTGTTTCTGCGTCATTTGCATTTGCGCTTGGTTTGTGCCGATGACGATCAGACACCCCTCGTCGTTGGGAATAACGAGCAAGGGGTGGTCTGGGCGTTCTGCAATGCTAGAAAGGGATCTCATCGTCCATTGCCGCTGCTGGCTGTGATGGCTGTGCTGCCGCGACAGGAGCGTCCTTTTGCGGTGCCTCTTTCAATCGACCGGCGATCCACTGGTCGTTTTTGCGGTATCCATTCAAATAGTAGGTCACGCCGTTAATCACGACCTTCCCATTCCAATCTGAATGCCAGTCCTCAGTCTTATTTGACGCATTGTCATTTAGTGAAAAGGTCAACTCATCGACCCCATATTTTACTCTCGCTTGTTCAGCCATGTTTGATCTCCTCTGCTTTGGCTTTCATAAACTCGTGTTGTTTGTCAGAAAATATTTTGACCATGTCTGCGCTGGATGGTTTCAGGCGATTAAATAACATCGTCACGCCCTCGACCGTTTTCGCTTTGGTTACATATTGTCGGACAACATCAACCGCCGCGTCATGCGATGCGGCTCCCTGCACCTTTGCCATAAAGGCCTCTAATGCCTTTTGCTGCGGGGTTAAATCTTGGTCGGTCGTGCGCTTGATATTGGGCGCAAATGAGGCGGGTGACTCTTGAGGCAGGGAGGAGCCGCCGGAGTCACCCTGACCAGAAACCGGTGATGGAGTGACACCACCTCTTTGTTCTGGCTTTATCTCGTCATTATAAAGGCCGTTGTCCTCGCCATCATTATCGCTGTCCTCGACGCCTTTTTCTGTGCCAAAGATGGATGCCAGTGCATATCGCTTCGCATATGTGATCGCGCCGCCGATCTTTTGATTGTTGGTGAAATCATCCACAATGACAGGGTATCGGCTCTCAATCTTTTCTCCGCTTTCATGCATCACAATTGTGCGCACAAATATATGTTGCGCATCGAAGTCCACCGGCTGCGAGAACGTCAGGCCATATTTAGCGGCCTCTTTGACATTGTTTATCACTGCACCGATAGACGCATACTGCGACCGGTTCCCTTTTTTATCCGCCTCAAAACCAGCAGTGGCTTTGTGGAAACGGATCATTGCCTTTGCAAGCTCACTCATTTCATCACCTCAATGCGCTTTGATTTATTCTTTGCAACCTTCACCTGAATGCCGTGACCAAACGCAACGCTGGCATTTTTCGGCACAAGTTTTTTGATTTCTGTCTCAGCCTTCTTGCAGGCATCCATCGCCCCGACAGTCTGCGACCAGACCTCTGCCCATTGCTTCCAACGAGGATCTGCCTGCGTCTGACTCATATCGACAGGTATTGTTTCGTCATGCGGCACCGGTGCCTCGCTCGCCACGATCTCATGCGGCGGCACACCCAAATCGACACAGCCCATGAAGTAGGTCGCAAGGCCGATCAATTCTGCCTGATAATTCGGGTCAATTTCGACTTCATGCAGTGTTGGCTCATTGCCTGCCCGGATAATACTTAGCAAGCCATATGCACACTTTTTACCGGTGTATTCTTCCAGCAAATATGCGTTCCAATGGAGTTGTGGGCTATATTGTCTGCAGAGGCGCGGGACGACGTCCTTCCACTCCTCATCGGCTTTCGGGCGACCCATCGTGTATTTCGCATCGATCACGGCCTGCTTGCCGCGATATTTGTTGACTGAGCCGTCGAGGGTGCAGCGCATGATCGGGTGCTTTTTGCCCTTTATCACAAGCTGCCGGTTGATGATCTCCAGTTTGTTTTTAAGCTGGCACCACTCCAGATTTAACTCCTCAGTGATATGCCCCATAAGGACAGGCCAGACCGTTGACAGATCGTCTGACTCGATCTCGCCTCGCTTCCTCAAATAAAGATTATTGATTTTTTCAGCGTCGCCAGATGCCAGGACGTTTATGTCAGAGCCACCGACAGTTCCAAATCGCTCTGCAAGCGACTTTGTATCCATCTGAAACTTAGCAAAAAAGGGGTAATCCATACCCCCCTTTTACCATTGCGCATAATCAGATGTCAAATAATATGCGCATAATATTTCTATAAGGCATAATTAACTGACACTACTGGTTCGACTTTGCATTGTGCCTCATCAAAGGTCAGTTCATCGTCACCAAGCCTCACAAATACTTTGTCAGACTTTTTGCCAGCGAACTCACAAAGCAGCCCACGTTCTTGATCGTTTGCAGCATAACGCACAACCACTAAGCCGCCCTCACGAGGCGTCAAGTCTGGGTTTATAAAGGCCATGTCGCCGTTGTTTATTTGAGGCTGAAGGTGATCACCAAAGCAAAAACAAGCGTAAGCATCACCGTTTGAGCAGCTTGATGGGCGGTCAACTTTACTCATCATTTGTTGTGTAAAATCGAAGCCTCTGCCAGATGGCAGCGGGAAACCGAACACTGGTAGTGTCGGTGATAATGCAGGCCTATCGACCTCATTTCCGTTTGAAGTCTCAACAATATCGGACTCTGATATTTTAAGAAACTCTGCGATTTTGACTTTGTGAGGGTATATTTTGCGCTTGCCGCCCTCAATCCGGCTGTACTCAGCTTGCCCTATGTTTAGGGCTTTTGATAACTCGACTTGAGTTACATTACGCTCTGAACGCAAAGCGCGTAAATTGTTGCGGTACATCGTCTGACTCCAACTCTGGGGGAGAATTGACACCCTTTGACCCAATTTTTCTGGGGAGCATCACGGAATATTCTACCTGCCCGTCAAAAGGCGGGGCGTTGACAAGATTAACCCACTGGTGGTTGCCCAGTGGCGTATTTGTTTGGTTAAAGTTCATAGCACAATCCTTTCTATTTTTTTACTGTGAGTTATTTACTGTAAGTAAATATGTGAATAACGCAAGTTATAAGAATATAGGACACATATCTTGACAGACAGTTCAGAGCTATTATTATGCCTACTACGCATAATATGCACATATATAGTGGTGGGTCATGAAATTAAGCCAATATCTAGTGTTGAATAAAATCAGTCAAAAACGCTTTGCGGCTGATCTTGGTGTCTGCCAAGCCACCATTCACAAATATTTATATGAGAAGTCAGTGCCATCTGGAAAACGCATGATGCAGATCCATGTGATGACTGAAGGCGATGTGACGCTGGTTGATTGGATAGACCATTTTGGAGATCACGATGGGAAAAGCGTCGAGAGATAAGGGCGGTCGCTTTGAGCGAGAGCTCGTAAACACCGCGAAGGCTCATGGCCTTGAGGCATATCGGGTGCCTTTATCTGGCGCGGCTGCTGGCTTCAAAAACGATCTGATCATTAAGCAAGGGCGGACGACTTGGGAAGTTGAGGCAAAAAAGCGCGCTTCCGGTTTCAAATTTATCTACGACAACATTGAAGGCGCAGATGTATTGGTCATCGGTGTTGACCGGCAAAAGCCACTTGCAGTCATCGATTACGAAGATTTCTGCGATTTGATCGGCGGAAAGCTATGAGGAGCGCTTGGCACCACCTCCGCAGGCACCACTCTGAGCAAGACATGATTGCGCTTTTTAGCCATGTCGGTGATGGGGTTGTAACAACCGGCATCAACCGCATTGCAGATTGGTGCGGCATTACGAGAGACAGCGTTAGGCGCTGGAGTGAGTTTTTCGGACGCATTCCTGACAAATGGTATGAAACGGTGCAGCAATGTTCGGTCGAGTATACCGGTGTGCGCTTTGACATTGAGTTCATGGAAACCGGTGCGATGAGCCGCAGTTGCCTGCGATGCAGCCGCAAATTTATGAGCGCCGGTATTGGCAACAGGATCTGTGACCATTGCAAAGGGAGTGAAGAGTGGCAGCAACTCATCAACAGCCCCGAATGATTGAGGTGCGCTTGAGAGATTACGAGGTGTTGCAGGCCGCGATGACCGGCATGCTGCGGCAAGTGTCGGCGATCAAACGCAAGTCTGTGAGTAAGATAAACGGTCGTGAGTGGCAGGCGCACATTGAAGGTGCTTGCGGCGAAGTCGCGGTGGCGAAGGTCATGGGGCGCTATTGGGGCGGCGGCATCAACACCTATAAATCGGGCGGTGACATTGACAGCACCGGCTGGGAAGTCAGGACGCGCAGTAGTCATGATTATGACCTAATCGTGCGCGATGATGATGATGATGAAAGGGTTTTTATTTTAGTGACCGGACACGCACCAGACTATCGGGTGCATGGATGGATTAGGGCTGCTGATGCGAAGCGGCAAGAGTGGCAAAAGGATTACGGCGGACATGGCCTCGCATATTTTGTGCCGCACCAAGCATTGAGTGAAATGGGAGAACTGCGATGAGTATAAAAGCCGTGACGTGGGCGTTTGAGCAAAAGCTCAATGATAGCGTTGCCAAGTTGGTGTTGATTGGTATTGCCGATAGATACAACACAGAGTTTGGATACGCTTACCCTGCCATCAAGTGGCTTGCACAGGTTGCCGATTGTTCGGAGCGGACAGTGCAGCGAAAGATACAATTTTTGCAAGAGATCGGGATGGTCAGCGTCCTTCAAACGCACTCAAAAGACCCTAAAACGAGAGGCACAAATAAATACAATTTGCCGCCGCTAGAGGGGGTGACACTGTGTCAGGGGGTGACAAAATCGGGGGGTGGGGGTGACACCCAAGATGACGCCGGGTTGGTGACACCTATAAGTCACCCTAACAATAGAACGATATTAAACTATAATAATACCATCAAAATGTTCGATTTGTTTTGGGAAGCCTCTCCGAAAAAGGTGGGCAAACAGCATGCGTTTAAAGCGTGGAAAAAAGCTGCAAAAGATACAGATCCAGATGTGCTTATCAGCGGGATGAAAGCCTACGCAGATATGGTCAAACGCAAGGGCGTTGAACCGCAATATATCAAGCATCCGCAGACTTGGCTCAATGGGGGTTGCTGGGATGATGTCGAAGATGCACCGGTTGAGTCGCGTGAGAACTTCGGTGTGTCGCAGAGATGGATGCCGAAAACAGAGGAAGAGTTCAAAGCAAAGTTTGATGTGATGCCGGACTGGTATCGCAAGAACAGACCGGACGTTATCAGCGTGGCAATAGAGGCGGGGTGGCTTGATGGATAAACCTGATGTGATATTGCCAACACCTGAGTTTCTCGCAAAGCACTCTGTCGAAGAGGTGGAGACGCGTCAGGCTGGCAAAAAACGTATCAGAGTCACAGATCAGCTTTGGATTGATTATTATCTGAAGCACAAGCATATCAGCTCGCACCAGCATGCGGCTGCGGAGCATCTGCTGCGAATATATCGGGCAGCAGGCCGGGTGCAGCGGATGACCGGCAAGATGGAGTGGACTCCGCCCAGCAGCAACACAAACATGACAGAACATGCGTCTGATAGCTTTGCGGCGTTTTGCAAGATAGCTCGCCGCATGGGGCGGGAGAGCTTCGGCTGCGTTGAGGATGTCGTGCTGCACGATATGTCCGCAGCAGAGTGGGCGAGAAAAAATGGGCGCAACCCAAAGGCCGCACCCGAAATATTGAGGATCTGTTTAGATGATCTGGAGTATGCGTTTAAGCATCTGAATGATCGGTAAACCGCTTTTCAGAGCGGTCTATCACGTTCTGTTCTTCTTTTTTAATAATTTGTTTCATCTGCTTTTGAATATTTCTAGCCAAACCAAACTGCGTCCCGCCGTTAAAGAAATGCCGCACGATGTCTTTTTGATCTAACTTGTCCAAAAATGGCTCATCCTGGTGGCATTCATCAATTGCTAAAACGCCTTCAATCCATTTCTCTGATAATATGTCTGGGTATTTGTGCCACTCATTGTCGTGGCATTCTTTGATGAGTTTTTTGACCTTTGCGTAAAACGTCTGCCAGCGCTCTGTCTCAACGTCTTCATCGCCGTCATACCATGCAAATGCATGTGTCATGATGATTGTGCGGTCGATGGATTTAAGCCAGTTCTTCTGCTCTTCGCCGTCAAAGCGGTCGATGATTTTTTGTCTTTGCTCAAAGCGACCCATCAAATCTGACAACATTTCACCTTCTTTGATCATACTCTACCTCCTCGTCCTCTGTTAATCTTCGATAGCCTTTATATTCACACTCCCAACAGCCAACGAGATCACCGCCTTTTGCAAGGCAATGATCGCACTCTGCTTTCGGCTGGAAGCCCAACTCAGGCCACTCAAGAACCTCAATGATGCTCATGTCATCATGGCAAAGAAAAAGACGCAGACGACTGACCATGTGCCAAAGAAGGCAAGGGTCGCAATCAACTCTCTGAGATATATCCACATAATTCCCTCCATAGCTGTGAATATGCCCATATTATGCCTATTAGGTATATTATGCAACTAATATGCGCATACTATTGCAAGTGGGGGCGGATTATGTTATTGATTGGTCATAATAGAATTTTTCCCCATAAATCATGAGATAACTCAATGCGAGACCTCGATGTTCGCTGGCAAAGCGTGACTGACCTCACGCCTTATGCCAGAAACAGCCGCACACACAGTGATGAGCAAGTGGCACAGGTTGCTGCCAGCATCAAAGAGTTCGGCTGAACAAATG